ATGACGGTATCAAAGACAACAGACTATTGGACTTCAAGACTTGACGGGAATGACCCTTCAGCTCCTGTCGGAATGAATAATGAGCAGTTCACAGGATCAGCAGGTGCGGCTGATGGTTTGAATTGGAAAATAAACAGCTCAACAGGCTACGGCTACTACTCAATCACACCAACAACAAACGAATACACCCTCTGGGTTTCATTCTCTTACACCGATAGCGGTGATCTACCTGCTGATGGCACAGTCCTTGCAGAGCTTGACAACGGTACACATCAAGTCCAACTCCAGGCTGACGGAACGGCAGGGGGGTTGAAAGTCGTGGGTGCTACGGTTGAAACTTTCACAGGTCTTGATTTGATTATGGCTGGCATTGATGCAATACCCACAGTTATTCGTTTGACCCTATCATCATCGGGTCAAGTCAAAGCATATCTCTTTGACATTATGGAGGATGATAACGGAGCAATCCTTAACAAAAGCTTGACGGGTGCTTCTGGTGCATCAAAGACTGCTCAATGGGGCAACTCCGATGGTGAGGTAACTTGGTATGCGGTCTATTTGACAACAATGGGTGCATTCAATCCAGATGAGATGGTCACCAGCAACTACTCGAATGTCACGCTGATTCAAACTGCATTCGGTATCATTGATGTCCTCAAGTCAGCTCGGAGCTACAACTTGAAGAACGTCGTCCAACCAAACGCCATTCGCTACGGCTACGACATATCCTCGAACATGGCTGTTCGTCAAAGCCCTGCGATTCATGTCCTGATCCGCCGTGTGGACAGCCCCGATATGTACTCCTTGGCTGGGACATCAGCCGAGTATTTCTTCCAAGTCGAGGTCTATATCGTGACCAAAGGAAGCGATTATCGCAACTCGTATCGTCTGGGTATGGACATCATCGGCGAATGTCTCGACGAGCTTTACTCAAAAACCGGACTCAAAGGAAGCACCGATTCGCTGATTGGACATGATGCTCGATTGGATGCTCGCCTTGACCCAGACGACCAAGTTTGCGTCCACGTTCTCAACTTGCGCTACATGAGGCGCGTCGATCTGTCAAAACGGGCTTCAACCTCTTAATTGATATATCGCAACGCTCATCCAATAACTACCGAGAGGTTTCACCATGACCGCACTTACCAATCGTTATGTCACCCTCCAAAAAGAATCCGCATACGGTACAGAGCCAACAGCAGCCACCGCCAAACTGTTCTTAGGAGAGGTTGATGATGAGTCATTCTCCCAAAACTTCGACCTGTTGACCCGTCAAGACATCAGCCGCTACGGTGCTTCAAAGAGCGTAGCTGGTTTGAAATACTCCGAAGGAGATGTGAACTGCCCCTTGCAGCTTGACGACTTCAACTCATTCTGTTTGTTCTCTGCATTCGGTGTTGATACTTTCGCAAGTGGGGCAAGCCCAAAGACTCACACCTTAACAGAAGCAACCGATGATTCACTATTCGCTTCATTCTGTATTCGTGTTGGTCGTGAAGACAAGGAACACACCTACTGCGGTATGGTTCTTGATTCGCTTTCATTGGCTGCTAACATCAATGAATACGTTATGATGACCTACTCTTTCGTTGGGTGTGGAGAATTAGCAGTCGCACCACTATCAACACCTGGTTCTGGTGTAGGAACTGACCCACCAGCATTTAGCACCGTTGATGCACTACACTTCGCTAAGGCATTCGTGCGCTTTGAGGCTGCTGCCTCATCGAGCAACTTCTCCGCCTTGGTTAAGTCAATCTCACTTGACATTAGCCTTAACCGTGATACAGACAATGCAAACTCACTTGGAAACGCAACCTACGCAGTCGCACCTCCGCCTCAACTTCGTGAAATCACAGGATCAATTGAGTTCAATACAAGCGGTGCTACTGCCGTTGATAACTCACCAACCTACGATGAACTACGAGGATTCCTTCTTCACAACGGCACAAACGCTGCACCAGCAATTATGATTCGTCTTGAAGACGCAAGCGCAAATTACTTTGAAATTATGTTGCCAAAGGTTGTCTATGAAGCACCAGAACTCAACGTTTCTGGTCGAGACACCAGCACCCTTAGCGTTTCTTTCGTTGCTTTGTTTGATGAAACAGAAGGCAACATGGCTAAGGCAGTTATCGGTATGGATGGCATCAACGCTGATGCTGTTATGACAAAGGCAGCTTGAGGTGAATAACAATGCCCTTCGGAACAATAACCGTACCCGCCAAGGCAAGGGCTAAGGTCATCGAAGGAAGCCCTACTGCTGTCGAGGCGGAGCTTCAAACGTTCCTCCAAAGTCTTGATGCGAACACCCAGCTTCATTCATTTACGGCAACTCGTTCAAAGAACGACCAAGAGATCACAATAGTGCTGGGGTACGAGATACCCTGAAGTTAAGTTAAGTTAAGAGAAGTGAAGAAAAATGCCCGTCTTGAAAAAGGAAATAGAGCTAAATGATGGCCGTAAGGTTTGGGTTCGCCAAGCCTCCGGTATGGACAAACTGAAAATCGAGGCCAAGCAAGGTCGAGTTATGCGAAAGTGCCGACACTTCGGTTCGGACTTAAGCAAATGGACTGAAGATCAAATGGATGAGTTCATGGAAATGTGCGAGCAAGAAGGCTGTGGCTTTGAGGCTCAGGTCGAAGCCTGGCTTCCTACTTGCCTTCTCGATGAAGAACTTGACCCGAACACCCTCACCTCGGACGAAATGGTTCGTATTGTCAATGTTATTCGAGGTGACGATAATGAGGGTGCAGTCCCTTTGGGCTGATATACAGGGCATCCCCGATCCTGTGTTCAACCTTCAAGGGGATTCTTCCCAGCGATTTGTTCGACCGATACAACACCAAAGGCGGATATTGGAAACTGGAGCTGGACTTGCTCGTAGCCAACGAGATAGCCGACCAACTCAACGAATCAGCTCAAGCATCAAAGGGCAAGAAAAAGAAGCGAGGTGGGGCTAAGAACGCCGTTGCTCGCAGAGATCAGCGAAGGCAACTGTTCACACCCGCCGAAACATCAAAACAACTCACGGCACTTTTGAATAATGAGAGGGGGATGAACGATGGTTAGGCAGGGTGGCTCACGTGTCTTTTTCGACGTAGTGGGGCAGATGCAAGCTGCAAAGCTCATCTCCGACGCTGAAGAGATGTCCACGGTGGTTCAAGCCATCGTCCTTGACGCATTCGACGGTATCAAAGGCTCTCTCGACGGTATTTTTGATTCGGTGGGTGCGGCGATTGAGGCTGTTCGAGAACCTGCTTTGGCTCTCGGTGAGTCAAGAGTCTATTTTGAAAAGTTCTTTGACTTCGAGGGCGTAAAGCAGTATGAAGAGTCAATCATTGACGTAGGACTTGCATTCGGTTTCACAGGAGCTGAAGCTCTGGATGCTGGCGCAAGGATGGCTCAATTGGGTGGTATCTTTGGTTCTGGTGCAGGTATTGAAGCTGGAACTCAAATGGGAACGGCATTCGGTATCATAGGTGGTATGGAGGCAGAAGAAGCCCAGAAACGTCTTATCTCAATTGCTCAACAGACGGGATTCTTATACGAAGGAATAGGAGAGGCCGCATTCAAGGCTGCTGATGCTGAAACTCAACGAGCGACTGTTATACGAAACTCGATGTATATGATGGATCAGCTAAACACCGTCGAATCAAACTCGGTGGCTACGGTTCAACAAATCTCACAGGTGATGGATCAATTTGCATCGTCGGCAACCGCAGCGAACATGAGCATAGCAGAGCAAGCTGCACTATCAGCCGTTCTGGTTGAGCAAGGTGAATCAGCGTCGAAAGCTGGCCGTGGTTTGAAACAAATGCTGGTTCGTATCGCCAGCGACACAGGAGGTGCTGCGGCTGCACTACATGAGTTCGGTGTGGCTACAACCGACATCAACGGCGACATGATAGGATTAACTCGTATCATGCAGCAGTTATCCGATAATGGCTTCCACCAACTTGACTCAACTCAACAACAACAACTTGCGACTTCCGTTGCTGGTTCAAACCACGCTGAACGCTTTATGAAAATTATGACTCAACAAGAGCGAGTCACAGAACTCACTACTCAAGCAGTCAATCGTGAAGTCGGTGCGCTTGAAGAATTAGAACGATTCACCCAATCAGCTACTTTTGGCGCAAATCAAATGACCGCTGCTCAAGAAACGCTGGCGGCTCAAATTGGTGAATCGCTTCTTCCAGCCATGACTGACGCTCAAATGGCGGCTTTCGGATTGAAGACATTCTTCCGTGACGCTCTCGATGTCAATAGCGAATTGACAGGTGTTGCCGCAGGTTTGGATCAAGTCACCGCCTCTATGGTTGGGGGTGCGGCCAGAGGCTTGATTATGGCTCAAGGTGCGTACGATATCGCCGGTGGTGTGTTTGAAACATTCCTTAACATCCAATCCCTCATCATCTCCGTTCGAGTTTATCGAGCAATCATGAAGCAGAACGTGGAGCTTCAAAACATGATAGCCCACGGTGTCACAGGACAAGCGGGAGCCATGAGGAACCTGCTTAATCTGCAACAAACCAGCCTTTCGACTGTCGGTAGAAGCGGTTTCATGACCGCCATGACTGTGAGCTTGGAAAAAGAAGCAACCTTCCTCGCAAACCACAAGGTTACGCTGATGAAAAAGGCTGAACGTATCAAGGCGGCTGAACTTGCAGCCGCTAACGCCGCCACCCAAGCCACCTCGCAAGAAGTCCAAGCGGAAGTCGCTCGAACCAGAGCAAAGGCTATGGCGGCAAGTATGACTCAACACGAAGCAGGGGTGGCTCAAACCAAGGCTCAGGCTGCTTTGACTGCCGCTATTCAAGAGCAAGAGTCAATTCGAGCGACAATCCTTCTCAAAGGCGAAGACGCTATGATTGGAAAAACGACAGCGAAAGAGGCTATGATAGCTTCCAATATCAAAGTAAATGACCTGCAAGAAGAGTTCACGGCTTTGACAAACGTAGTGAATGTCCAACGACAATTAAGTGACGCAGATTCACGTCATATTGGAATCCTCAACCAAGAGACAAACGCTCGAATACGCAACATTAACGAAAAGCGTAAAGCATTCAAAGAAACACTCAACTTGCTTTTGGCTACGGGTCATTTAGACAAAGCTCAACATAAACAGATGATGACTACAATAAACAGTATTAGTGCTGACAAAGCGAAGCAAGAATCAAACAAGTTCACCATGATGTCTTTCGTTACCCTACAAAAAGGAGTCCTCGGTGCTACATTCTCAATGCAGAGGATGTCGGCAGCGACCAGTCTTGCTTCTATGGCTTTGATGATGTTTGGCGATAGCGAGGACGATATGCAAGCAAGCATGATCCTCATGACCGCTTCAATGCTTCCCGCTATTTTCAGTCTGCGAAGCTTCTCAATGGCAACTGACAGAGCCACCGCATCAACAGTCGCTTTCAGGTCGGTCACGACCCTTGGTTTGGGTCTTGTGGCTATCGGAGCTGCTCTTTTTGCTGCCAAGAAGTTGTTGAAAAATCACTCGGAAGACATGCAAGACATCACCACCGATACGGTAGGTGGGTTTGAAAACATTCAAACAGCCGCATCGGACTTCGCTTTTGAACTCGACAAGCCTGGTGGAGCTGCCGATTTGATGATGGACTTCGGGCGAACCACATCAGAGTCTATGGACAAGGCCGAGAAGTCGGTCAAGGATTTCATGAGCGCACGTGAAGAATTGTTCTTCGGGTTTTCACCAAGTCGGATGAATCAAACGCTGTTCGAGCAATTGGTCAATCAAGGCGTTGGCGAGCTATACTATCGAACCGAGGTCAATATCAATAACAACTTCTTCGGACTTACCGTTGATGAAATGGTGGCGCAGATCACTCAAGACGTGAAAGAGCAAGTGGAAGTTATCGCGGGGTCTTGACATGAATGACATCAATCGCAGATTCACGGCTTGGCTGTCAGGCTACTACGAAGACTTCCAATCCATGCGGGTGATCGGCGAGGGCGAGGACTACTCGGACGCTTCCTTCTTCACCAACCGTCGAGACTCCCATGCTGGCAACACAATGGCTGCTCAAGCCTTTAACAACTCTCGATTCACCTACGACTATCTTACCAGGTCTTTCGCCAACAAAGCTCCTTTGTCGCTTATCGGTTCAGCTGCACAGTCCGAAGCCGCATCACTTCACAACGAGGGGCCGAGTCAATGGCTGACCCACGATCCAAACCGACTAAGCTCATCGTTTTACGAAGGCCGAGCCAATTTGACATACCCCGATACGATAGGTGATGCAGCTTCTCTGCGAACAATCGCCTTCCCTCGAAGAGCTGACTACTCGCACTACGCTTCCGGCTGGGGAACGCATAACACCTATTGGGTTCGTCAAGGCGATACTGACGCAACGTATGAGCGAAGCGGCTTCGAGGTGGACTCTGCACATGGCTATCCGTTTGGAGCTTCCAGCACCAGAGGCTACGGTAAGTTCGACCAAGGAGAACTTGACTCTGGCGTTCCTTCTGGGAGTCGGTACAGAAACCATAAAGTCATGATGAACTCAAGCCTCTGCGGTGTGTACCTTGGCGAAACAGGCGATATAGCAGCCACCTCAAGCGGCATCGGCCTTCCTTACGCTTACCTGCACCCCATCAAGTCTCCATCAGGCAAACCGTTCTTCCGTCATTCAATGTCTCGTCGTATTGCTGATTGGGTTAGCGTTAGCAGCGTTGCTGACAACGGTTCAGGCTTGAAACGCTATACGATTGACCATACCGAGTTTGTGGACGAAGGCGCAGGTGGCGCAACTGACCAATGGTTTGCCTTGAACAAAAAGCTGAACACGGTTGTTGCGACGGGTCAAACGTATTCTTCGGGAGCAACCAGCATCACCCTTCCATCCAGCACCAGCCCTGTTATCACAAACATTCTCAACCCAGCCACCGACCGTCATTTACCGGACAAATCCAGCGGAAGCCCAACCCAGCAATTGTTCATTGAAGGGGCGACTCACACGTTTCAATCGTTTAACGTATCGTCTGGAGGTATCACCTTCAACAGCATTTCACCGGCTTTGAGTCAAACCTACATTCAACCCAGCGTCAAGTATTATACATGGGAAAATCAAGCGTCCGGCGACGACACAATCGTTGCGTACAACCTTTTGGGTTCGACCCCAAGCCCAACCCCCGTCTTTCAGTTTCGAGCAGATACCGACGATAGCCTCGGCTTCCCCTTAGTGTGCTTCAAAAGTGCAGGGAACGTTGTGACAACGACCAACGCTCGAACAACCAACGGTGAAACGGGTGTTCAAGATAGCCCCCATTTCACGGTGTCGAGCAACGCAGGTCTTGGCTACACCTATCACTTCATGACTCTCAACTTGCAGTCGGGGCATGGTGGCTTCACCGCTGATCCAGAATTGAGTTTCGCTCAAGACCCGTTCTTTGAACTGGGGAACACCTACGGTCGCCTTGAGGTCGGCGACTATTTGAGCGAGTTCGATGTCTCGATGCCCGAAAAAATCACAGCGATTAGCAACGGCACGATTGACACCGATGGGTTGTTTGGCTCTGCTTCAGCAACACATATTCGACAAGCAACCTACGGCTCATACGCAGGGAGTCAAGGACGAGCCAAAGACGGTATGTTTGGATTTCAGCCTGTCATTGTTGGCGATACCGAACTAAACGCCCAAGCAGACGGTGAACGCTTCACAATTCGTCTGGCGAATCAGTCATGGGGTATTCAAACAGCGGCCAAGCCGGTTCAGGTGTCTCCGAGCTACCTCTTGTCCATCGGCTACGACCAAACACAAACAGGGTTTGAACTCAACGAGCGAGGCAACATGGCTGACTCGAAGGCCGCAATCACGCACCTATTCAACCCCGTGGTCGGCACAGGTTTGAACTCTGCTCGAAGCACCTTGTTCACCATGTTTGAGGAAGGAACAACAGGCAAGACCTCCTATACCGCTGACCAGCTTTGGTATGACCTCGACATCGTGGTGGACTTCGCAAACCAGCAATACTATGTTTTCGCCGAAGGAGCATATGTCTCGACAACCCCATTTAACCCAAAGCCAGGAGGCGGTCTTTGGACTGCGGCAGACTTCTATGGTTGGTCGCTGGGTGTGCAGCTACAAAGCGAGAAGGACACCAGCAGCACCGATACCTGGGCCACCGCTGTCACGATGATTGACCGAGCTGGCTACATCTATGCTCTCCAAGATCGCATGACAAACGGTGCTATCGCTCCGACAATCCAGCAAGACGACGTGCTGATTGACAAGCTCAAAATCGTTTCAGTCGTTGATGGGATTAGCCAACTTGAAATCAGCATTCAAGACGACGACGACGAATTGAACCTGCCGCAGCTCGCCAGCGGTCGTCCTAACTGGAAGGTGCTTGTGTTCCGTGATAACGATTATCGCCCCATCCATTCGAGCATTGTTCAACAGGTTCAATGGAAGCAAAGCCACACGAAGAAAACAAAGGAACTGGTATTGAAAGCGAAAGACTCGCTGGCTGAACTTGACTTTCAATTCCCGTACTTTGACATCGGACAGGAGAACGGCGCACCAAGTTTGGTCACCGCATACCGACGCTATGAGGTCACCAACTACGCTAACATCTTTCACTTCGGCGCAACCTCTCTGCTTAACCTCAACGCCTTCCTCGGACTCGACGAGGACAGCAAAGGTTCGACGGGCGAATACCTGCCTCGATACGACCAACGGATGCGACTTCATTCTGGGCATCCTATCCAGATTTACTCCAATGAGAACACCAACGGCCCGAATTATGTTGAGGATGCGTGGGAAGTCAGTCGCTTGATTGACCACTTCGAGCCGGATGCAAACGACGCAACCAAGACCAGAGCCGTATTCACCTCGGATGCCATCAAATACGCCGAAAACCAAATCCCTGCCGGTGTCCAAGTCGCTATCAAGGGAACATGGCGCAACGTTGGAGACAACGACGGATCGGACACCAGCGATAAATCAACACCCAACTTCGCTGAAAAAGGCTACTTGACTTCAAACGCCGGTGGTCAAAATCCAGAAATCACACCGCACAATGAGTATCGAGGGCTATTCACAGTCGAGCAAGCCCAAACCGTCACAACAGCCGACCTCATCTCTTCTGGGAACAGCATCAACGTGGCTGATACTTCCCTGTTCCCTGCTACGGGAACAATCAAGGTCGGAGGCACAGGAACAAGCCACTTCGGAGCTACACAATACACCTACACCTCAAAGAACTCAACGACCCTGTTCATTTCAGGCACACTTGGTCAAGCGTGGGGTGCTGGAACTGTTGTTCGAGAGACGACTTCTACCGACTACATCATCATTGACAAAGAATGGCAAGCGTCTTTGATGATTGAAACCATTCGAGACAGCGGAGGGTTTCTTGAGTTCGACGTCGTAATCAGCCCTGACTTCCCATCATACCTGCGATACGAACTGATGGGTGGTTCAGGTGATGTGAACTGTGAATCAACGCTGGCAAAGAATGACCGCATGACTCCGACCATAGCACCAAGCGACGACCTTTTCCGCATTTACATCAAGCCAAACGCAGCAGGTATCGCTCACGATGGGGATATGGCCGATCTTCCTTCAGAGGTCTATACGACAAGTGCTGTGAGCGCGAACACTAAGACGGGTGCGACATTCAAGACCACCAAGGCCGTTTCGAGCCTTTCTTCCGGCCTTCAAGCTGCGTTGCCTATCACGCTTGGTTCTGGGTCTGGTGGTCTTGCTGACGGCCTCGAATGTGACCTTGCCTACATGACCTTCCCCAAACAACAATCGAGGTCATTTTCGCTACGAAACACCGGTTCTTCTTACAACTATCGAAACGCCCACGCTCGATGGGCGCGTGATCTGCCGCAGTCGCTTTGGTTCCAGAAAACCTTCGGCGTTATCAGCGAATACCCTTACGGTGCTACGGCATGGAGAGGTGCTGGCTTCGTTGGAGCTGCACATGAAGACCTGGGGGCATCCTTCAACTCCGCATCGGACACGACGATAACACTTGGAGATACGACCAACTTCCCGTTTGGTGGCGTATGTGAGATATGGACAAATGACCCCAGCCCGTTTTCGCTCAACGGCGACCAAGCCGTGATGCTGACCTCGTTTGCTTATCGAGGCAAAACGGCAACCACGCTAACCAACGTCATGTTCGCTGATCCAAACAAAGGCGTTATCGCTACAAGCGGTGGTGCAGGGAATAGAACCGTTATCGCTCGAAACATTGATGGCGACTACAAGCATTGTTTCGTATTGTTTGCTGATATGCGAAACGATGGATCAG